TCTCGGCTTTTTCTAAATGTAAGCAATTGATTATTATATCTTTGTGCGGTTGCTACATAATATCGGCTATATTGTCTATAGTTATTTCGCGACTAGGAAAAGCTTTTTTTGCTTCTTCACAATTTGCAATTAATTGGTCTAAGTAATTAAATTTATTCATATAACTTTAAATCTTCAAAAAGACTATTTTATAGAAAATTGTATTTATTTTAAATAAAAGAAGATATTTTTCTTCGATTTAGTATTTTCAATATCGATATTATGAAAGTCCTATTAAAGGGCTTTTACGCAAATTCTAATATTAACCTTACTATTAATTGTATGAGCTGTGCATCCTGAAAATAGAATGCACAGCAGTGTGATTGTGAAAGCTATCTTTGAACGTCTGTATTGAAAGAAAGTCATATAACAACCCGATTGGCAATCCAACCATAGAAAAACTGTTCCTGCTTTGGATTACGCTCACAGATTTCAATGTAGCGTTGTCCTTGCATAATGTTCAGAACTCGAACTAAAACTTTTTCGCCTTCTTTCCCGCGTTTTGACAAGTATGTTTTAAGAGCACCTAGCGTTTCTGAACCATAAACACCGTCTACTTCTAAGTCGGGGAACCCTGCTTTACCTTGGTTATTAAGCAAGTTCAAAGCTCGTTGTAAAAGTGGTTTTGCAAAGCCGGTACCGCAATTCACACCAGTATCTAAAAGTTCTTCAGCTACAGCAGAGGAAATTGCATTAACCTGATCAAAACGTGGAGCAGTCCAATAGTTTTTGCGATAAATTGCTTTGGCCACATCCAGAGGTAAATCTCGCATATTGCCTTTGAATCCATTTGCTCGAGCAACTGCTTCAGTAATTCCATACTTAGTTGCACCGCCCCGATCAGCTGGGTTATTTACATACCCGCCTTCACGCTTAATTAATTCATCAAGATATTTTTCAATATTCATTTCGGTTTCCTTCAGATATAAAAAAACCGCCCGAAGGCGGTATTAACTGTTTTCAATGTCTTTTCTGGCATTCTTAAACTCTTTGATCACTTCAACGATCGTTTTACCTTCCTGTTTATCTATAAAATTAAAAATCCAACGGACTAAAGCCCAACCGGGTAAACCACAAACAAAGAAGAACCCACCTAGAGCAATCATCCCCCATACATCAGTAACCCATTCATGAAGTCCCCACTTCACAATAATGAATGAGCCGCCAGCCAAACTTGATACAACCGTACAGATCAAACCAACTGCCCACTCTTGTGGTGAGCGTGGCATACGAGTCATTAATACAACTGCTGCAACCAAGCCGACTGCTAAAGTCACCATGATTGCAACCCCATATAATTTTAAAAGTGCTGTAAAACCGCTAGTGGAAACTGGTTCCATAAATTTCTCCAGATATTTCAGACAATAAAAAAGCACCCGAATTGGGTGCTCAAAGTTCTTTTAAAGTTTAAAGTGTTTGTAAGATTTTCCCTCCGTTAGTCAATTGAGTTGTTTGCGGTGCCACCCCAACAATTGCAGGTCCACCCGGTCCCGGCTGACCTTCAGTTGTGCCATGGTATTGCCAGTTCCACGTTCCATCATTGGTGGATTTGGTGCCACGTTGGCCCCAATTTCCGCCATCACCTGATAATGGAGATCCATAACGATCATTTTGGGTTCGGTAACCTTTACCGGGTACCGAAGCTTCGGCATCGGTTACTTTGACAACCATAAAGTCACCATTTAAGTACCAACGCCAGTCTTGTGAATCGTTAGTAATAGGTTGTCCGGTCATAACCCGACCAAAAGGTGCTCCAGCTCCACCGGGAATACCCTGAACTCCATACGATAATCCTGTATAAATACCGCTTGGTGTTGCTCCACCACCTGAGCCGCCTCGAGCCAGAGTTCCACCATCAATAATCAGGTTTAGTTTACTGTGCCGGTTTAATAGACCGGGTGCTCCCTGAAAACCATCACGACGGGTTTTGGTAAAGTTGTAATCCGGATCGGTAGACCATGCACCAAATGCCAAATGTGGCAACCCGCCATCTCCACCACGTCCAACAACAGCGCCTTTAATCGTTAGATTCACCACCAGATCAGGTGGGAACTCCCCTGTATCTATCGCTGGTAATTCAGTTGCAGCAGGAACGATATACTCTCGTTTTGCAGGACTATTATTATAGTCAAACTTATAAACCATCCTTGTTTCAGGTCGATAAGAACTTGAGCTTGAAACCAGCGCACCAGCTTCAACTACAAAGCTAATTTCTCCAGTCGTTGGTAAATCACCTCTTTGCATTTGATATAAACGTGCGAGATTAATATCAAGCTGGTCATATCGAATGTAGATCGGTGAATCATCTACCGGCACATCAATGAAATCCTTGTCATTGAGGTAATAACGTTCATCGTAATTAATTGCCGTAATGGTATTTGAGAACTGGTCAGCCGGTTCTCTTTTTGCAACCAGATAAGGCAGTGAGCCTTTGGTATCGTCATTAACCACCGTATAGATAGTATTCACAAAATCATCAGGACTTAGCTTTAATGCACCGTTCGGTAATCGGCCTAAAACTACCTTGTTCTTGGCAGATCCTGCGGTAACAGGAATAAGGTCCACGGTACCATCCCCCATTTGCAGATAGATCACATAGCTCTTGCCTGCAATGAAATCTACATCATGGCTTAGGGTGAGAATTAAACCTTCTTGCTGTACCACTTCCCCGCTTTGATGAATACCATTGCGATAATCTGCTACGGCAATACGGTCACGTAGCACAAGCAACTCAGACTCAGGCGCCGCATCAAAGGTGATGGATTTGCGCTGGAAGCGAAGCTTGTTCCAGATCCGGTACGCATTAAAATGAGCTTGCCACTTGTTTCGCACCCCAACGGATTTCACTTCTTTCGGGTTCTTTGCTCCTTTGTCTGGCAAATAGATATTGATACGGCTATCGTCGGTCGGATCCGTGTATTCATAGATCAGTCCGTCGTAGTCATCCATCACGCCAAAGGTCAGGTCATGCTTGTAACTATCCGGAATGATATTCCTGAAGTTAAACAGCATTACAGAGTTATCAGTTGGACGTTCAAAATAAAGCTTGAGCTTATTATTTTGCCGATATGCAGTACAAAATACGGCATCACAAAGATTGGTAACCAGCTCTTCAAAAGACAGGTTTGTATCATCAATAGTGGTACAGAACTCAGCCGCTAGTGGAGTACCAAAATAATCAACTACATCGTTATAAGTCCGATAGATGTTTTCAAGATCAATCTCATCGATCGAACGGCGGCCAATCTTGTCATCGAGTGCCATAGATACCAAAGCATCAGCAAAGCTAGACGTTGGATATAGCTCTGTCGTCATTGCCCGTTTTTATAAGTCGGCAACATTCGCTGAAGATCAAAATTGATCTTGCGGGACTTAACAGATAAAGCTCCAGTGGTTGCATAAGTACGCGCACGAAAAACCGTTTCATGCTCATACACTGTGCTTTGCAAAGGATAAGCACCGTAAAGCGCCTGCCACTTTACTTCATCAACAACTGTTGTAACTGCCGGAGTCGGAGTTAAACGGCGTGCACGGACACTACAACGCCCCTGAAACGTGACCATATCAAGTGTTGCGCCAACGGTCTGACGTGACTTTGCCGAACCTTTCAAAATAATCTGCTTCAGCATCGGATTACCAATCGCTGCACCAGATTCATTTACCGGTGTTACTTCAACTTCAATCGTGACGTTAACAGCGGCCTGATTCCCACCTGAAGAAACGGTATAAAGTCCATTGGTGGCCACAAAATTACACAGCACCCGGCTACGTTCAACATTGTCCAGAATGAATGGACCAATCCATTTTTCACCTATTGAACTGATCTTTGGTGACAAAGCTGCAGTTTGTTGGTTATTTAACTCTTTAAGCTTTAACCAGTTAGCATTAACGGCCGCCGGATTTGATAACGTCATTCGATCATCAGCTACCGATAGAACACTGTAAGTGCCGTTTAAATCATAAGTCTGGCCGTTAAACGTGAATGAAGCATTGGTGATTTCTACGCGGTCATTACTTACAAACTTAGTGGTTAAATCCGTATTGTTTGCAGATGCCCGAAGGATCTCGTTTGGATATGCAAAATGAAGATAGTTGGTACCTTCTAAAGATTGTGTATCAGCAGGACGTAAAACTTGGCCATTAACAGAAGTTTGATGCTGAACCGTTAAGGGTGGAGTTGTAATTTCGGTACCAAGCGAGAAATATGGCTCACCCGAGACAATATCGACACCCGGTCGATAGACTTCTACCGATGCACCGGCAATATCGACAATATTGGTTTCACCGTCATAAGCTCCATTGATTTTATAGTGTCCACGACCAATACAGCCCACTACATGCTCAACTTCAACGTTGTTTTCATATACCTTGTAAGGTACTGCGATTAGGTCGGGAGTATTCCACCCAGCTCCATAGTTATCAGCAATACGACCATTCACCCGGATCTTGTTTTCACGGTTAGAAAGTTCATTGTTTGCTGAAGAAGACTGGTTAGTATTTTGAGTCGTTTGTGCTATTGATGGCGTCGGCATTAAAAATGCGATCGCAATACTAATCACAATCGAAACAATAGCCGCGACCCATTTAGGGTTCTCAACTACGATAAAAGTGCCCGGTAAGAAATCAAGCTGCTTTAAGTCATATGCATTCTTCGGTGTGACTTCATTCGCAAATGAAATTTCGGCATGATCCATATTGCTTGTAGTATGAAAGATACGCACATGTTCAGGCATATGTTCATATTTTGAAGTGAGCCATTGCCCAATGGTTTGAGCCTGTTCAATTGTCTTTTCTTCAGACAAAGCATCTTTTTTATAAATAACTTTAATCATAATAACTGACCCGATTAAACCCCATTCCCATCACGACCTCTTCAGGCAAATAAGTGACTCCGCTTTCCATGAGGTGAAGAATCTTTTGCCCACGAAAAAGCCCCACATGCGGGGGCTTATTTCTTTGTCTGGGATGGAAGGCGACTATGCAGCCTTCCTTGGGCATGGGCAGCGGATTTAAAAGTTTTAACCGTGAAGATAAAAAAGTAATTTTGCCCTTAGGCTGCATAAAGAGTTCAAGCGCTTCCGCCCGATCTATACCGTATAGGTCCATTGCAGCTTCATGAACAAAGTGAACACAATTGTAGTGTTCATCGTCATATTGCCTATCGAGCAAATGATCGTGACTTTTCATATAGCCCCCTTCAAGCCACTAAAGCGATCCAGTGCAAAGATATCTCCGGTTTTAGTGGTATTTAATCGCGGCGATTCAGCCTTGAATGTCACAGCCTTATGGTTCATGGCAACACTGGAGAGTTGCAGTCCAAGTAAATAAAATATTGGAGAGTTCAGATTGTCTGAACTGTAAATCCGGTAATTTACGGTTGGCTTTACATCTGGATATTGCCCTTCGATTACCCGTTCAAACTCATCAGGCATCACATCACCTAGACCAGAGATAGAAACGGTTAATGTCTGGTCCAGATCACCAAGCATTCCGGATCTTTGAATAGATGCTGGCAAAAATTCATAATAGACCTGACCGGATCCCTCCTTATGTTGAACATAAACACCTCGGTCATCATTACGGACTATTCGGTATGTATTCATAAAAGAAGGATGAGAAAGCTCAATACACTCCAGTTGATAGACATCAACTTTCCGATTGAAAAAGAATTTGGCATATTCGTTATCCATTAGACCTCCCAATCCTTAATCAAAGCTATATCGGCCGTAAGGTTAGGCTGGTTTTGAACAACTTCGAGCTGTGCATTTACCCGGTAAAGGTTGCCATTCACTTCATTGGTCTTGAACGAGTTCGGAATGAAGTTACACAGGTATTGCTGACGTGCTCCCTGATCAATCACCAGATCCGCATAAAATGAAGCTGGCTTATTCTGATAGATCCGCCAGAAGGCCATCATTTTATTGAAATCGGTTTTACTTAAATTCCAGTTCACATCAACAATGTGGCTATTACGTTTTACATCGATGTAATAGCGACCACGTCCGCCATCCATCTGCTGACGTTTCACATCATCACCTGGTGTTACGCCATAGCCGCTGGTCTGGGGATTTAGCTTTAACTTGTACATAACTTTCCTTCAGGCAATAAAAAACCGACCTTTAATTAGGTCGGTTCTTAATATTCAAATTGATTTATTTTAATAATAGCCATGCAACGCCTCCTAAAGCACTTATCAAAACTGAGATTGCAATAATAAGTAATGCATAACTTTGGATCTTACCTACATAATCAGCACCAGATTCGCTCATTTTTCCATCTACCTTTAAATGTGATTTTGATGTATGATTTGTCATATAGAGATTTCTCCTCTTAACTTTGATCGGTTGAGTTGAATTGAAAACCTCAGTGCGCCAACACTGGGGTTTTTGCTTTTTGGAACTTTATAAATTTCCAACCTGTTTATCCTCATGCGGTTTTTCCGCATACAGACATAAAAAAACCACCCGAAGGTGGTCATTTCATAATATTGGCTGTCAATGGGTTTTAGAAGTAGATGTAGGTTTAAGGTGTCAACAGCTCTTGCCCTTCTATAAGGGTAGCGTTAAATTATCCTCCTTATACCCACCTCTTTAAAAATTAGCTATTACCTTCCATTAACTTTCCACTCCACTCTATAAGTACAATGTTAAATTTATCTCTCCTTATACCTGTTACTTTAAAAGGTATCTGTTACGCTCCATTAACATTTCTCTCTTCTATAAGTGCAACTTTAATTTTTCCTCCTTATACCGTTATCTTTAAAATGTTTTAGTTACATTCCATTAACATCTCTTCCTTCTATAAGGGGGAATCTAAAACTATCGATTCCGTCTTGCTGTCGTATTCTCAGTCAAAGACCGACTAATAGTTGAGTTTGGATTACCAATTTGGTCACTTACAAGTTTCGGTACCTTTCTTGGAAGCTGCTTATCCAGTTCATCTGTAACAATGATCCGGACTGTTTGCTCGTCCAGTTGTTCGGCTTCAACTGTCGCCCCACTCACCTGATTAATCACTTCAATTTTGAAATTGATTGTCGGTGTAGAAGGTTCAATTGAAGGCATCATCTCAGCTTGAGGGCGTGAAATACGTCCTAAAGTAAAATCCTGAACATCATCCAGATTTGAACGATTCTGAACTAAACCATTAGATGAGAAGTAGACCTTGCCATCATGGAATAAGTCAGAATTTGCCGAAGACGCCAACTTAGGTGTGTCTCTATTAACTTTATAGATAATCTGAGTATCTTGAACCGATTGATTAAAGATGTCAGCTTGCTTTTGGCTTTCTATATAGGCATTAGAGCTCATCATTGCACGGCGCATGACACTATCAGCTGAGGCATTGTTATTGAGAAAAGCTTCAGGGTTTGCACTCTTACGCATTTTCTCAACTAAACCAACTCCCCCCCAGCGTTTAATATCTTCTTGGGACCAGACCACCTCTCCTTTATGGACAATACCAGCAGGCTGATATTTCCCACCTCGACCTGTATAACCACCTTCCGCAAAACCTTGATCTTTGATTGCCCGGATGTTTGCAATGATGCTTGCACCCTGTGCAACAGCTCCAGCAATTAATGGAATGTTAAGAGGAAAACCAGCTTTTGAAGCTGCTGCAATATTTTGCTGAATCGCAATACCCGCAGCTGCAATCGCATAAGCTTTATCTGCAGCGAACATGATTTTGTAAGCTTTAGATTGCTCTCCAAACATTGAACCAAACATAGATGTAAGAGAACCCATCATTTGGCCACCAAATGCAATTTGAGTGTTCAAGCGGTCTTGCTGATACTTATCTTCAATATCCTGAGCATTCTTTGCATATTCGGTGGCAATCTGATTACGTTGATCTTGAGCAGCTTGAATGATAGCTGTTTTTTGATTTTCGTAATCCTGCTGCTTAATTAGCCCTGCTTCGAATTGAGCGTTCAAACCATCTAAAGAGTTTTGCTCATTCAGGTCGGTAGCAGCAAATTGACTATCTGCTAAATCATTTGCAGCATTTAAACGGCTAAAACGTTCCTGATCCTGTCTGAAAAACTCGCCAGCACCATTCATATCGGCTTGGATACCACCCCAGTTTTGAACAGCGTTATTCACTTTATCGCGTGTCTCTTTATCCTGATTGGCTTTAGATAATGCGATTAGCTTTTGCCGCTCTTCTATAGAAAGCTTGGTATTCTTAAGAATTTCCTCCCGTTCGAGTCTGTAACGTTCCTGCATGGCTTGCGTTTCCGAAAGCAATGATAAACGTGCCTGAAATAAACGCTGTTCCTGAGCTAATTGCATTAACCCAAGTTCTTGCTTTAATTGTTGAGCTAATAGATCAACAGCCTCTTTACGCTGATCGTTCGTTAAATCTAGGTCATGCTCGGCCTCAAACTGACGCTTGGCATAGCTATCTTTTAATATTTGCTCTTCCGTCTTTGTGTAGTCTCGGAATGAATCAAGCTTAGTCTTTGTAGCTTGCTCAGCAATAGCAATATCATTATCTGCACGTGCTTGAAGTTCTGCTTTAATTTCGGCCTTGCGTTCTGGGCTAAAGTTAGCTTTATCAACATCCTCAAGTTTTTTGGCCAGATCATTCCTAATCTTTGTTACTTGATTAGCAACCTCATTCTCTAACTGAAGGCGAAGTTTTGCCTGCTCCTCAGCCATTTTAGTTGTATCTTGAATAAGCTTATCAAAGTCTTTTGATGAAATATCGCCAGCAGAATAGCCATTAATACCAGCCATATAACTTTGATAGTCTTTCCAGTATTGATTATTATTTTTACCAATACCTTTACCCTTCATTACATTGCCTTCACCTGCATGGTATGCACGTACAGCCTTTTCTAAATCACCTTTAAAAAGCTTCAAAAGATAAGACATGTACTTAGCCGCACCTTCAGCAGACTGTGCTAAATCAGTGCGGTCTTTTACGCCATATTGCTTGGCAGTACCTTCGAGAAACTGAAATCCACCAGTCGCCCCGGTTTCTTTGTTATAGGCTTTTGCATTACCTTTCGATTCGATCATATGAATCGCGGATAATGTTCCTGATGGAAGTTTGTATTTAGACTCTAGATCTGCAAAGCCGAATTTTGAAGCATTCGCTAGGACTTTCGCATTTACACTTAGTACTTTTTGCTGATTTTTAAGCTCCTTGTTTTGCTCACGTATAGAATCAGTTCTAGCATCCGTGATGGCTTTGATTGATTCTTCTGCTTTCCAAGTATCCGTTAATGCTTTCATAGCCTCTCGGTCTGCTGCCTTAAGACCCTTAGCTAATGAATCTTTATAAAGCTTCAGTAAATCATTAGCCTGAGACTCAGAAAAACCTTTTTTCATTACTATCTCGACAAATTGCGTATCCCACAATTTATCTGCATACAATTTCTGTAAGGACTTTTGAGCCTCATCTGCAGCCTGTTTTGTATTCTTGATAGCATCAGCATGCTTCTGTTGCTCAATTGCTGCATTTTGGGCTTTATTACCCGTTAAGGTAACTTCAATACCAAACAATTTAATGGCTGTTTTGGTCTTATCAGCCTTTTCATAAGCTTCATTATATTTGTCGATTTGCTCCTTTAATGCATCTCTTAGGCTTGGGGGTAACTTCTGCTTTGCAAGTTGCTCCATAGCCTCCTTGTAGCTAATCGTGCCCAATCGAGCTTCATTAGAAATCCTTGTAAGTTCAACATTACCTTTACCGTAGTTTTGAATATCAATTAAAGCTGAACCAACAGCCATTTCTGTTTTTTTCAACTCCTCATTTTGAGCTTTAAAAGCCGTTGTTAAGTCATTAATAGCTTTGGTTTTTGCCTCACCTTTTAAGCCTTTTAATTCTTCAGCAGTACGGTTAGCCACTTCGGCTTGTTCAGCGAGAGTTCTATTCGCTTCTTCTGCCTTACCTTTAAAATAAGTGTAAGTTGCAGCCAGAGCGGATACACCTAAGGTAATTGCTCCAATTGGACCCCCGATAAGTCCTAATGCTCGGCTACCAATACTACCAACTAAAGAAGAAGCTGCTGAGAGGCGTGTTTGCGCAGCAGTTTGTGCATTTGTAGCAGCAGTTACTGCTGCCTGTGCTTGTGCGTATCGAGTTGCTGCCGCAGTTGCTCCAAATTTAGCTTGGGTTTCTGCATTTGTTGCTCGCACATTCGCGAGATGAGCTTTTGCTGCATTCAAAGCAGCGGTAGCTTCTGCATATTCTGCTTGAGCATTTAATACAGATGCTTGGCGGCTCGCTAAAGTTGAAGCCATTCCCTCTTTAATAGCAGCGCTCTTAATCAAAATTGCACGAGTTATATAACCAATACCAACGACCAAAGCCCCATCAGCAATTAAATCTAAATTACTTGCAAGAGTTTGAACTGATCCAGCTAATACCTGTGCCGCACCACTTCCCTTACCTGCTTCGCCAACAAATTTTGTGATCTCGTTGTTTAGGAGTGTGAGAGACTGCCCGATTGTGATATCTGTTTTAGCAAAAAGAGCATCAACATCAGATTCTACATTTCTAAGCGCTTTTACAATTTCTTGTGAAGTAATTTTTCCTTCAGCCGCAACTGAACGCAACTCTCCTACGGTGATCCCCATACCTTTAGCAATAGCCTTTGCTAGAGCTGGTGTTTGTTCCATAACTGAGTTGAGTTCTTCACCACGTAATGTACCGCTTGCCAAAGCCTGCCCGAATTGAACTAAAGCTGCATCAGCTGCTTCTGCACTTGCACCACTGATCGCAACTGCTTTTGATACTGTTTCAGTTAGTCGAGCAGTGTCATCCATAGTTAAATTCAGTGTTTTAGCATTATCACTAAAACGTTGATATACCTGTAACACAGAATCCCAAGCTGAATAGGTTTTTTGAGCAATTCGGAAAGTGTCTTCCGTAGCCTTGTTTAACTCAGCTTGATTGTTAGTGACTAACTTAAGGCGATTTTGTAATCCAGTATATGTATCCATCTTTGAAATGGCTGAACCTACTGTTAATAAACCAGCCATGTGTCCAGCTAAAGCTCTGGTGGCTACAGACAAGCTGTCCATAGACTTAGATGCAAATTCACCTTTACGTTCAATGCTAACAAGTTCATTGCCTAGATTACGCGCATTACGTTCAGCATTTTGCGAATCAATAACAATGACCAAACGGGATTCTTGTGCCATTTTACTTTCCTCTAGGCAATAAAAAACCCACTCAATGAGTGGGTAGTTCTTTTTAAGTTAAATATAATTACCAAGCAGGGTAGTTAAACCAATTTTAAAAAGCACCCTAGGGTGCTTTTTATACAAGATATTATTTATTCTCATGGTAACGAAGAATACTAGCTACTTTTTGAAATAAGTAGCCTGCAAGGAATCCATTAAATATAATTCCGATTCCTGTTGCTATCATAACTCCAGACCAAACCGTTTCTTTACCATAGTAAGAAGCTACTTCAATTCGACCAAATGCAAGAATAAATAAAAAACCTGCGATAAAGCCGAGAGCTATTAACACCCACCCGATAGCATTACAAACTTCACTTTCTCTCATTGGTTTATATTGTGGTGCACTCATCTTAATCTACCTTGTTAAAGTTCTTCAAAACTTTGTAAGTAATATCTTGATTAGTGGCATCAATTACTTCCAATAAAGCACCTTTATAACCTATTTGCTTAGATTGGCTTAAATCATATTCAACATCATTATTGAATGCAGGACGTGCTTGATTACTTGAGAATTCACGGTACCCGACATTAATTTTATTTCCAAATTTTCCACTATAAATTAATGTTTGTTGGAAGGAATTATCTGATGCAATTGCTACTGTCTTCATAGTAGCTTGATGTTTATCAGTACAGTTTTTTGCATTAAATACTGTTACTACACAGAGCTTACCTTCAGTATCTAACATAACTACTTTAAATGGGTCAGCTAAAGGGTTTTTCTGAACCATCCCCCCACCACTGACAGTGTTGAATGGCTGAAAATATTGCCCTTTTTCATTTTTGCCTGTTTTTAAGTAAATGCCTGAAGTAAGTGAATAAGCAAAACTAATTTTAATATTTTCAGGGACGTTTAGAACTTCACGATCAACCACCATTCCCTGTTCAAGCATTTGATCCCCTACAAATGCTTTATTAACTGATCCAATTGGCGGTTTGCTTATATTTTTAGGTATAGCTTGATAATTATAGGCTGGAGTAGCGCACCCCACCAACCCAAGACCAATTAAACCCGCAGCCAATATTTTTTTCATGAATTTCACCGTTTGTTATAAAGTGTACTAACTTTAACAAACTGGTTACTAAATGTCACATAAAGGAAAACCACCCGAAGGTGGTCTTTTAAATCAGGCTATGCATGTAAAAGTTTTTCAGCACCAGCAGCCAAGAAAGCCGATCGAGTAGTATATCTCTTACCTTTACCTACATTCTCATCAATTTTACGAATCAAACGGCTTGGTAAAGTAACATTGATTTTTTCTGGTTTACCCAGATAACGACTAACATCAACTTCGGTAACCGCCCAGATCATTCCTTTATATTCAGGATCATCGACAAATTTAACTAGTTCGGAAGCTAATGGGATTTCCTCACCATCTTCAGCCAATATTTCTAAATGGCCTGAAATAGCTTCTTTAACATTCTCAATAGCTTCTTCAAGTGTGTCACCAGCACTAAAACAACCTGGAATATCAGGAACAGTGACACCAAATGCCTCAGTATCTGATCCTCGTTCAATTGCAATTGGATATAACATCTCAACACTCCATGCCCTTGGCATAAACATATCGCCCACTGCGTTATGATTAGTTGTAAGGGATATAGTATTTAAAGTCGGGAAACAGCGGGTCAATTTAGACCCGCTTGTTTCAAAATGCTTTTAACAGTTCCGTTTGGTAAATCCTTTTTAGGATGTGGGATTGTAACTAACCCCTTTTTGGTTGGGTGTTTAAAGTGATGATGACTTCCTGAAACCCTAACCTCATACCAACCATCTGCTTCAATCATTTTGATTAAATCCAGACTTTTCACACCAATCCCTTATTAACTTGATGAGATAATAATAACCCTAGAGTTATTATATGTAAATAACTCTAGGGTTACTTTTTTGAGGACTTGGAATTTATTTTTTTATGGGCTTCATCTAAAAACAAGTTATCCAATGCAAAAATACAGTCATTAAAGATATGAGCAGCTACTGGTAAATCATTATGCTCTGCATAGACATTGATTGCCTGCTGATCTAAAGATAACGGGATGCCCTGCTCATACCGTCTGGATCTGGCAATAGTACTAAATGCCGAAAAAATAGAGTCAGCCGCATGCGAATATTCTGGCGGATCCGGAATACGGCCACCTAAGAACTTGATTTGCTCGATTTCGTGCGGCGTTTTCGACGCATACGTTTTTTGATATTTGTAGAGCTCGATGACTTTCCCAGAATTAAAGCCTTGTCCTTGTCTGCGTCTTCCTGAATCTTCTGGGCCTGTTCTTTAATGAATAGCCAGATTGAAATACCAATATCACCAAGATTAAGAAGCTTTGAGGCATTCTCAGGTGTATAGGGCTTTTCAGACTCAACAGTTTTACCGTCTACGATTTCGGCAAATACCACACCCTTCCAGTCTTCTATTAAATGGGCAGCACATGCATCCATTAACAACTCGTGATAAAGCTTGGCATCTTCATCTTTGACCATTACATCGTAGCCCTTAGACGAGATCTGGTTACCTGCTCGTTCAATGGCTACCTGAAAAGGCTTATAAGCGATACCACGGACTTTGAACTCTGCCTGTACTTCGCCATCAACCCCCTTGTATTCACACCATTTTGATACGTCCGAGCTTTTAATAATTCCGACTTTTAAAGCCATAACAACCTCTGAAATTTTAGAAATAAAAAAGCCCATGGGATTCCATAGGCTTTGTTACTGAATGAGCTGATTAAACAAGAGCACGCACAATCGTTGGCGCTGTACGGACTTGGGCAAAGTTGATGTCTACAGTAATAATGTCGTCACCACCGCCATCTGGGTGATTGGCTTCCATGACTTCCAGTTGCGGGAAGTTAAACGAATATTTACTGCCTTTGCTGTCTTTAATATCAAAGGTCAATGTAAACACATCTCGGGTTTTAATGGCATCAATCCACCCTGCTGAAGTTGACGAGAACATGAAAGAAGCATTCGCCTCAATATCCATCATCTTTTCAATATAGAACTCTGGTGTGTACTTACCCGAACCGATACAACGGATTGCTTCAAGGTTGTTATTGATAGAAATGGTAAGAGACTGTAGACACGCTTTACCCTGAATTGACTGGCCGTTTACAAGCAAGTTTTCCACGTTTGGCATACTGACCAGTGGACGTGTTGAAGCTGCAACCGGATTTACAACAGGGTTGACTTGCTGTCTAGTAAATGAGCTACCTACAAGACCAAAGTTACCAGTGATCTTTCCTGTAGTCTGGATAGTAATTTCACCAGAATTGACCTGAACTCCACGGTAAATAAACACCTGCCCAATATCTTCAAAAACTTTAACTAACGTTAATGATTTTCGAACAGTACCGCCAATTGTTAAGCTGTTTGTCGCCCAGTTATTAAAGGCTAAAGCACTTAAGAATAAGTCAAATGTTCCAAGAGATAGTTCAAACTCTAACTGCCCTGCCACTTCGGCTTCAGTAACTACCCCGCCTTGTCGATAGCGTGAATCCACTACTTCGCTGCTTTCTTCAGTAGATACGTTTTCTGATAAGCCATCTGTTACTCTTCGAACGGTGTACCAAATTGGATTTGCTGGAGTCGTCCCTAATACTGCTTCTTCACAAGCATATAATCGAATTTTTGCGCCTGAACTCATTTATGGTTCTCCAAAATTTAGGCAATAAAAAACCCGCTGAAATAGCGGGTCATTAAAGTGTTTCGTCTGTATCCGAGATTTCTGGCGGTTCCACACCATTCATGGCTGCAGCTACAGCCTCGGATAAATTTGTTGGTTGAAAGTCTATAGGAGTCTCTGTTGGAATAATTTCGGAATCTGGCTCAGGTTCCTCATGTAATCGAATATCGATCCAACGGGTTAATGGAATATCCATTGGATTTTCATGATCAGCAACAACTGCAGCAAGCTCAAAATCAAATTTACGCTTATAGGTCTTAATTGAAATGTCGCCATTTTCTAGAGTTGAATACTCTACGGCAACCACTGTATTACCGTTGGCATCTTTGGGTAACTCAATGTACCAACCTTCTTGAGCAAAACCCAAAGAACCTTTTAGAAGATAATTACCTACATCAATTTTTTCAAATTCAACCGGCTGTTTTCTTGCTTGGTCATTTAATTCTATTGAGTCAGCAAATAACTTAACGATTGGTGAAGATGACTTAATAAACCCATTTGCATCTACGGTAGTATTTGACTGTGTCCAAAATTTATACCAAGAACTCCATGCTCCCCCCAATTTACGACGAATTGAAGGAGAAATTAATTTAGTGTCTCCTCCATTACCATCGAACGAAATTTGTGTCTGATAATTAGGACCATCAGATGCTAGATTTAATTGCAGTACTGTTTGCCATTGAGAAGTAGTGCCTGAGTTCGTCCAAGTTTGCCCAGAATAAATACCACTCGGTAAGTTTGCAGTATTTAAATCAATACTATTCGTAGCCTGTAGAGTGTTTAATCCTAGACCAAAATTATTGTAAGTTTTACCAGTACGATAAATATCGCCACCAGCAGAAATAAAAAGGTTTGCAGCCTCATTTCCAGCTGTAACCTGATTAAATGTTGGTAAAGAGCGAAGCTTACTATTAAAGATAGTTGTATTTGCTGTCACATTTAAAATGCCCGCTCCCGCATTAGCCGTATCACCGCCTGTAGCAAGCAACCGAACATCGTAATCAGTAGGAGCTCCAGATGTGTGAAAATCAATAAAAGTATTGCCCGCTACTGACGTTGAACCCATTTCTATAGCAGTGGCAGAGGAGCTTGCTGATGTACCTAAATCTAACCGCTGCGCTCCCTGACAATTAACAAGAATACCTGTCACACCAATTACATTTCCATCTGCATTTCCAATATTGGCTGCAGCAGCTGTACCTGCACCTTGAACTTGAGAAAGCTGTGGATTTAAGTTTGGAATACCCGAGGCAAATGGCAGCATAAACTGCCGTTTTCCCTGCGAAGCGTTATATGGGAATGGCCGATGATCCCAACTAAATTTAAAAACAAGATTTGCCATTATGCTGTCACCCCATCAATCACTTGGAAAATCAAAGTATCTGTATGCTGGGTAACTCCATTCACGACAGCCTTAATATCCATCTGACACAGTCCTAAAGGCCATGCTGCTGTACTGCTTCCCGACTTCACATTTAACCAACCTTTCTGTGTACTTTGATTTAATGCAGCACAAGTCAATGTTGCTACTGCTGCGCCATCGGCTAAGGCTTTAACTTGTGAAGTAAATGTATAACCGGTTAGATCAATTGCACGACGGATATCATCGGGTGGATATTGCAAAGTTTCATCCATATCAACTAGCTGAAGATTTAAGTTGAAAGTGTCACCACGCTTAAAAACATGATTGCTCATAAGTGTTTCCTTTAGACATAAAAAAACCACCGATGAGGTGGTAGTGAAAGATTGGTTTGTTATGTGCTTTAGTTAACTAAAAAACTTATTGATACATTGTATTGAATGAAGTCAGCATCTTTACCCGCATAAATAGATTGGCCATTCAAACATTCTAAGTGTTCGATTGTGAAATATTCAAAATGAGCAAGTAATGCATCACTCAGTTTTGTGATTTCGATTATTCCTGAATTGGGACGTGCAAAGCATTGAATCATAATATTACCGGTACGGCGAGTACATGGCTTATCTGCAATGCCAGAAGTAAAACTGGGACCACCTGCAATCGTTAAGCGGCACCACAAACCTTCCTTTGGAACCTTAAAGCCTGGTAAATTTGGATACTGGATTCTGTCTTGCGTAATACCGGTAAAAGCTTGCATACGATCGATAATAGCTTGCCTTGTCTGCTCTAAAGTCATTGCCATTTTAGCCGCCATACTTCTGAGAAATAAAGGTAAAGGTGGTGTTGTAAATTCCTTGTGGTGCTTGATCAGACCACCCATTTTCTAAGCGCTCTGCATAAGGCTGGTTGTTCTGGATATAAACTAAATTGCCCAACTTAAACTTCACGGCTTGAATAGCGGCATCTTGAATTGGGTTAGTTTCAGGTCCACGTATGCCATAGTCACCAGATCCAACCGAAACCATATGTGAAGCACGGTATGCACCAGTATCGACGGGACTTAAATTAACTAAAGATTGCACAGTATCCATAACAATATGCTTCACATGGTCTTCTGCTGCTTTAGACACATCAAGACTAAAACTAGACGGCTTTTTCCCCTTCCATCCCATGCTTTACCTCACTTTCTTCATACATTTCGAAAAGGTCTTGAGCGATCGCCTGAATTGAATAAGCTTCAAACTCAGAGCTCGGTTCTCGCTCACCCATGAGCTTTTTAATCTTTTGCCAGACTTGAACAGCTTCATGTAAAAGCAATCCATAAACTTGAATTTGGTCTTTATCCGCAGTATCACCAATTTGGACGATTGCATATGCGCCATCAGAAAAAGTACTAACCTGTGCATCTGCTCCCATATCCAAAAATTGATCGGCTTTATCCATATCTTCAAATAGCAAATCCATATGCAATTGATTTCGAGCTAATGTGTAATGCACATGTTGAAATGGTGAGATATGCCATAAAGGGACGTAGTCTGTATTTACCATTCAAACTCCTAATTCGCGCCATAAAAAAACCCACCGAAGTGGGCAGTATTTTTTTAGATTTTTAAATCAACGGAAATTTCACTCAATTTTTCCTGATTTACTACTAATTCATCTAGAGTATTCGAAATTTTTTTAATATCAATTAAATAAGATAAATCATCTGCATCATACTTTTTTTGTACCTCAAACATTTCTGTAGCGCATTCACGTATTTTTATCAGAGATTTGCTGCTTCAATACAGAACATTTGAACATTCAAATCATGTAAATTTACTCTTTTAATATCATTGAAAAGCATATTTGTTTGTAGATAAATATCATTTCTTAATTCAAATACTTTTAAATAAGTACTCATTTGCTTCTTTTCCCCTACACATATAGAGTTAAAAAAAGTTAATAGAGTTTTATTCGCAATGTAAATATTATGAATAATTTGCTCCGCATCTTTTTCAAGCTTTACTAATTTATGTTGTTCACCAATCAGTAAAAAGAACAAAAGCAGCTACAGGAGCTAAGAAGGACGCTGCAATAGTTAGAGCATCTTTTAAAACATCATAAGCTTTTTTATGATCAAAAATGAAGTCTTGTATTGGATACTCACTTAATAAAAAGAAACTAATAACCAAGTACCAAAAAACTCCTCCAAAAGTCCAAAAACCTACGAGTTTAATTTTATTTTTTAACTCTTTCTTAGCCATATATCCCCCTATTTTAGAAGGATATTAGATCAAGTATTTAAACCTTCCTCAACTGACATTTCCATATTGTGCTAGCTGGATCCTGCTGGATATGAATAACGCGGAATGAGCCTAAGGTTGTTAACCATTCATCATCAATTTTTGGAGTTAAAGACACTTCATTTTGAAGCACGGTCGCCTTTTTATCCGTAGCCAGTACTCCAAGCGTTTGGATCTCATATTGACTGTATGAGCCAAACAGAACGCCACGACCAGAATAGTTTTCTTTAACCTCAATAGAAGTTTCAGTTTTAGGATCCCAATTAGTTTTTGAGATGCGCTCACATGTAAAGGTATGAACGGCATCTGCTAAATCATCATTAAATGCTTCAGCAATGTCTGCCTGAATTTCGTCACGTAAGCCCATTAGATTTTCCTGACAAAAAAGACGGATTTCCGTTTGCAATACGGTTTTATCAAATCAAGAATGAATTGCTCGATTGCACTAAGCTTTACTGATCCGTCCTGATATTCCTTTTCGGTCTCAACCGTATCAGCTTTGACTTTCTTACGTTTTAGTGCCTGTTCTTGCCCTTGATATAGATCACCTTTCATAATGCCCTTGATGATTTGATAGGAGGCCGTTTTTAAAGGTTCAGGTACTTGGGTAGCATCTTCATAAGGCCTAACGTTACGTGCTAGTAGATAAGCTTCTGACATCTGAAGGTATTGAGCCTTATCACTAGCAGATAAAGCATCAAAGCCTTCAACATGTTCTATCGCTTCTTGTTCAGTGATAAAGCTCATGGATTATTCCTTTGGAATTAATGCTAAAAGTTCATCTTTTTTAGCACCTGCTTCAAATGCAATGCCTTTTTCAGTTAGTACAGCTCGAAGCTCATCTACTTTTAGACCAGCATAGTTAATTGGTTGTGGTTGAGTATCACTTGGTTTTTGGTCATTTTCAGGTGTTTGACCACCTTCACCTGATTCAAGTTCAGCAATACGTGCTTTCATCGCTTCAGGATCATTTTGAAAAGCAATAAATTCGCCCTTCACAGTTGCAAGCTGTTCCTCAGCAGACAATATTGCTTGTTCTGATTCTGTTAATTTCGCCACCACAGCATCAAATTGCTCAACAGGAACAAGCGAGCCTACATTAAAATTTGGTTCTACTGACCCGTTTAAATGTGAATATGCATTACGAATTTCATCTGCATTAGGAAAATCATCATCTACATGTACAAATGAAGCTTCTCCAATAACTCCTAAAAATGAAGTCCGATAACATGCATTGTGTTC